TAGGTTCAACAGGAGTTAAGTATTTAGGAGATGCTTATGACCCGCATGAAAAGTATGGCTGGAATGGAATAAAAAGTAATAAACTAGAAGATGTTGACTTAGTTGGACATTCATGGTTTATGAAAAGATCTACTTTAAAGTACTTATGGGAAGAAGATCCCATCTCTTGGGAGAACGGAGAAGATATTCAACTGTCTGGTTTTGCTTATAAATACGGAAACATAAGAACAGCAGTACCCCCTCACACTCTAGATAATAGAGAGGAATGGGGAAGTATAAAAGGAGACGTATACGGAAATGATGAAAATGCTTCTCATTGGAAAGGTAATCATTCACCGTTACGTAATCAGATTTCTAAAACATTAATGGAACAAGGATACAAAAAAGTAATAGATAGAATATGAAAGTACTAGTAACAGGCGGAGCTGGTTTTATCGGAACAAATATTGTTAATAAACTTCTTAAAGAGGGGCATGAAGTTATGTCTTTAGATAATTACGATAGTGGCCTTAAAGAGAATGAACTACCTGGATGTATATACAAAGAAGGAGAGTTAGAGTTCTTAAAGTACTTTAATGGAAACGGATTTGATATAGTTTACCATCTAGCAGCTTTATCTAGAATACAGCCTTCATTTGAAAATCCATTAGAAACTTTCAGAGTAAATACCGAAGGAAGTTTAATTGTAGCTGATTGGGCTAAAAAGTACAACGTAAAGGTTGTTTATGCCGGTTCATCTTCAAGATGGCATGATCCATTACAATCACCTTACGCAGCTTTTAAACATATGGGAGAAGAAATCTTTAAAATGTATAGAAAGGTATACGGGTTAAATGTAGAAATAGCTAGATTCTATAATGTATATGGACCGAAAGAAATAGTAGATGGAGATTGGGCAGCAGTTATAGGAATATGGAGACGTCAAGTTAGAGATGGAGAACGTATTACAATAGTAGGTGATGGAGAACAGAGAAGAGACTTTACTCATGTTCACGACATAGTAGACGCTTTATATAAAATTGGTATTGGAAAAGAATCACACGAAGATGCTTGGGAATTAGGAACAGGAGTCAACTACTCTATCAACGAAGTATTTGATATGTTTAAAAGTAGGTTTAATGTTGAAGCAGTATACTTACCAGACCAGAAAGGAAACTATAGAAAGACTTTAAGAGAGAATGATGATAGTTTATTACGTTTAGGTTGGAAACCTGAAGATCAATTACTATCTTATATAAACAGCTTATGAAATTAGTAGTATATACAGCCCTATTTGCAGACGAATCTCTACCTTTAGAAGATGTAGGAAGGTTTTTTCCATTCACTCATGACAAAGGAGGTGTAGAGTACATAGCGTTTACAAATAGAGAAGACCTAAAATCAGACTTTTGGGATGTAAGAGGTATAGAAAAAGAAGGGGATAAGTCATTTAGAATGATGTCTAGGTTCTTAAAATGGAACCCAACAAAAGCTAATCTTCCGGAACATACTCATTCATTATGGATGGACTCACAATGTTATTTCCAATACGAACCTACAGCTATTGTTGATGGATACTTGAAAGACAAATACCATACAGCTATGCATCATCATACAGACCTACAAAGTATCTATGTAGAAGGAATGGTAACATCGTATGTTTACTTTAATGACAAACCTTCTATTGTTAATAGACAATTAGAAAGATACTTCGAAGAAGGGCATCCTTATCAATATGATCATTACGAAACTGGAATACTTATTAGAAAGAACTGTAAGGAAGCTAATGAACTTGGAGAGACTGTTTATAATGAACTCTCCAACGGAAGTATTAGAGATCAACTATGTACACCATATGTAGTTAAAAAGAGGAGAGACAAAGGAGATGAAGGTATACTAACAATACAAGAATCTTTCACAGGACATAGAGGACAGCTACCTCTACCTAAATCAAAAATATTTTTTACAGAACCAAAACCAAGCGAAAAGCTTAAAGAAGATTTAACAAAGAGATGAAAAAGTACATTGTAGAGTTTACGTATCTAGACGGAACAAAAGAAGAAGTAGAGTTTTTAACCGATAGAATTGATTGGACTATAAACCAATACTGCCGTAATAGAATGATAGCTAATTCACAAGTTTTAACAGAAGGATCATCAAATAGTAAAAAAATGTTATTAGGTTAACTATTTATTTGTATACCCGAAAAAGATTTCTTATATTTAAGATATGAAACAATTAGAAAAATTAGTAAAAGAAGTTATAACTGAAGCAGCTAAAATTAACTTTGCTGGACATTCATTTATGCTTAAGGTTGACACTAATGAGGATCCTCAGAAGAAAGGTGTAAAGGTTCAATTTATTCCAACACAGTTTGGACAAATGACTCCAACCGAACAAAATGATATTGCAATCGAATTGGAAACTAGACTTGAAAAAGGATTAGGTCAGTTTGATATGAGAGTAGAAAGAGACAGAAACTTAAAGGATAAAACTATTATAGGTTTCTTTATCTATATTGAATATTTCGATAGAATTATTCGTAAGGCTCTAGCAGGAGAGAATCCTGATCAAGGAGACGCTGGTGCAGAACCAGAACAAGTGTAACTTAAAACCAGTTTACAGATGAATGGGTATCGATTTTACAGTAAAGAAGACCCTGAAAAAGAAACTATTATGGCCTGGCCTTCTAGTTCTTTTGAAACGGCAGTAGAAAGATTTGCACAAATTAAGAATCTTCCAGTAGAAGATTTTACTAAACTATTTGAAGTAGAAAGATTATGATTGAACCTAGAAAAAAAGTCAGACAAGTCCTATTTTCTATTCATCAATTATCTTACCGCATCAAAGAAAAATCCCCAAGTAACGAGCATATGAATAAAAAAATATTCATAGAGGTTTTAGAACAATTAAAGTTAATCGAAGAGCGTAGGGATTTTATGGAAGAAGAAATAGGAATGGATATGACACAGTACGAAGATCAATTCTTCTCAGTCATTGAGAACCTATTTAAATTAGCTTTCAATAAACAGCAACTTGGACTCATTCAATTATACCTCTATCAGTTAGTACCGGACAAAGAATGGGACGGAACAATCACAATAGAATTAGGTAAAGAAGAAAAGGTAGTAAATTTTAAAACACCTGAAGATGTTTGGAATACTATAAACTTATTTACAAATGGTTAACGTAAGTGATACAGCAGCACAGCAGCTACTAAATATATTTATAGAAGAGAATAAAGACCCAAAAGAAAACTACGTAAGAGTAGGAGTTAAATCAGGAGGATGTTCCGGTTTATCTTACATATTAGACTTTGAGGATAAAGCTTCGGAAGACGATAAAGTAGTAGAATCAAATGGAGTAAATCTTCTTATAGATAAAAAGAGTCTTTTATACCTTATCGGGACTACATTAGAATATTCTTCCGGACTAAACGGTAAAGGATTTCATTGGACTAATCCAAACGCACAAAGAAGTTGCGGATGTGGAGAAAGTTTTTCACTATAAAGTTGCTAGATTAAATTATTATTCTTATATTTAGTATTATTAATTAACTAAAGGTTATATATGCAATTAGAAATGATTGAGTGCCCTAAATGCGGCAACGACTTCCCATTAAAAAGAAAAGAGTTAGGTTACCATGTATGTGTTAACTGTTCGACAACTAAAGCAGTAGTAGGCGTTACTACAGTAGAAGGAAGTGGAGACCATACTTACAATGATCTTATTATTATGGATCAAGATCAATACCTTTCTATTAAAAGAAAAGAAGCTGAACTATCAGGTAAGAAATCAGACTTATTAGAAATTCTAGACTTAGACAGAGACGAAAACGAAGTAAGCCAATCAGTAAAAGAACAAGTCAACGTAATATTAGATGACGACTTGGAAGCAGAGGAAGACGAACAAGACGTTGACAGAACAGGTCAAATAGAAGGAATAGATTACTAGTATGGATTTTGAAAATTACTTTAGAGACATAGGAAGGAAAGTTATATACAAAGCTGTAAACGGTGAGTACGACAAAGGTATAGATATGTTTAGTTATAATGCTAAAGGAATAGATAACCATAAAAATCTCTATAAGTCTATACCTAATTTTAAAACTCAAGAGGATTTATGGGAGTTCTTATTAACTCACTTACCGGATGGGTATAAAGTTGGCACTTTTAACTTACCTCCTGAAGATATATACTCTGTATTTAGCCCAATCGACCTAGTACATCAAGCTATTGAGTTTTTGGAACTATACAAGGAAGGTAGTGATTGGAAAGCTTTGATTAGCGATCTAGAATTTAAAAATGGTAAAACACTACTCTTACCTGTATACACACACTATTTTAAATTATCTCAATTAGCACGTATCTACATAAAGGCTGGTCTAAATTTTACATACCCTCCAACTGCAAATAAAATTTTAAACTTACCTAAATACTTCTTACACCCAGGAGGTTTTAGACAGTTAATCTACCAAGTATTTTCACCTGATAAAAATATAGAAGTGCTTGGGCTAGCAGCTAAAGATGTTGAAGTAGTTAAAGAATTTAACAGTACTGAGAGTATATTAGAGTATTTTAAACTTAATACAGAAACAGCAGAATTAGATATTACCTTACATGGTTTCGAAAATTTACTCCTGCCTCAATTTGCTTTCGGCTATACAGACTACCACAAAGGACTAAAATCAGAGTTTATAAACTTTCTCAAATTTTTTGATTCTGTAAACATATTTACCAACTTTATGTTTACTCATAAGAGTATAGATCAAAGTAAAGTAAAAACTGATTACTTTATAGAATTAGAAGATAAGGAAGATCCAATAATAATACTAAAAGTATTTCTTCTACTACCTTTTTTAGAAACTAAAGATAGACACTATTTTGAGGAAATCCCAGGTGTAGTAGTAAGAGAATTAAAACCGATTAAGATTACTAAAACTAACAACTAAAAATTGCCTAGAGCTCCAAAAATATTAACCAAAGAAGATATACAAAGAGCACAATTAAGAACTCGTTCTAATTTAGCAGCAGCAAGATATCTTCATGTTTCCTACCCACACTATAGGAAGTATGCTTTGTTATTTAAAAACGAAGACGGAGTTACTTTATTTGAAGCTCATAAAAATCAAGAGGGTAAAGGTATAGCCAAATTTAATCCTAACGGAATAAATGAACCTCCTCTATTAGATATCTTAGAAGGTAGAGTACCTTTAGAACATTTTGACTCAAAAAGAATCAAAGAGAGAATAATCTTTGAAGCTCTAATAGAAGAGAAATGTGCCCATTGCGGATTCTCAGAGAAGAGAGTACATGATACTAAAGTACCTATCATCTTAAACCATAAGGACGGTAATAGGAAGAACTGGCTTGTCGAGAATTTAGAATTCTTATGTTACAATTGTGCATTTTTGTACGCTACTTCTCCTATTACCGACAATCAGGTAGATAGAATGGAAGATTATGTAGATAAATCTGATGAAGAGTTTACTTGGGAGATGGATGAAGCTACAGTAGAACATCTTAAGAACTTAGGACTGTACGAAGAAGAGAAGAGACCTGGAGATGAGTACATCTCTAGACTTTAATCTATTTATTATTATGACAAAGAAGAAAACTAGTAAGCTTTCTACCTTTAAAAAGAATAAACCTCTCGAAAGAAAAGTAGCCGATGACTTAGTAAGGCTACATGAACGTAATGAAAAGTTACGTGAAAAAGAGATAGGAACTTCCTTTTTAGACCTATTTTAGTTGGTCGTTATCTTTTTTTTCCTTATCTTTAATTAACTTAAAAAACCTATTATGATGTATAGATATGACAGAGTAACTTTGGAATTTAAAAAAATTAAGTATAGTGAAATTTTCTTTAAAACTATATTAGCAACTGTAGTTCTATTTACTCTTTTTAGTTTAACCTATAAATTAGATAGAACTAAAATAGATCAACTCACCGACGAAGAGAAACTAATAATTATCTCAGACTATAATGAATTTTCGGAAGAAAAACTTGTTGCTAAGATTAAGGAATTGAACTTTAGATACCCACATATTGTATTAGCACAAGCAAAACTAGAAACAGGTTACTTTAAATCAGAAAGTTTTACTTACGCTAATAACTTATTTGGTATGAAACAAGCTAAAGCAAGAGCAAATACTGCTGTTGGAACTTCAAGAGGTCATGCTCGTTACGATAGTTGGATTGAAAGTCTATATGACTATGCTCTTTTCCATAACGCTTATTTAAATAAGTTAAGAACTGAAGCACTCTACTACGCCTACTTAGGTCAAAATTATGCTGAAGATCCTAAATATGTCGATAAATTAAAAGCTATAGTAGAAAAACAAGAATTAAAAAATAAATTCTAAAAAGTTATGAATTTACTATTTCCAAAGTATAAATTATCAGACAAAGAAATACAAATTAAACATATTATTGAAAACCTAATTAATGACCCTGTTACTGTTAAGTTAATGGATCCAATTACATCTCATTATTACTTAGATAACAAAAAGTTGGGATACTTTATTCTCATTAGTTACAGTATTATAAAAATTACAAATCATAAATTCTACTATACAGAAAATATTAGCAGTAGATTTAGCAGTGAAATTGAAAAATCAATCCAGGTAGCAATAAGTAAAGATAGAAGAAGAATTGAAGACGAAATGTTTAAAAACGAATCTGATCTTTTGACAAATATTCTTAAAAAAGTCACAGTTCCTAGTTTGAAATCTGAATAATATTTCTTATCTTTATGTATATAAAAAATAGGTTATGGCAGAAAAGAGGGGTGAAATTGAGAAAATTATAAATGATTTCAACACAGCTGGTAGTTTAGAGATAAACCATCCTGTAGTAGGTTGGCATAGAGTTACAGCTAAAGACTTCAGATCATTTGATGGCGAAAGAAGAATTACCGAGCCTGAATATACCAGACTTAGTACGGTTGAAGTTCCTATGAAGACAGTAGAGTACTTTGGCCCTGTATACTATTGGGGAACTAATAAAGAAGTACGTCCTACTAATTCAGGAAAGATAATTGATAGCCCTATACAGGCAAAGTTAAACAGAATCTCAGGAAGTAAAGGTTAATATAGTGAAGTTACATTTCGAAAATACACACGAGTTTGAAGTCCTATTCAAAAATAAATCAATAGAAGTTACAAATGCTATCTACTTAGGTATTGAAAAAGCAATGCAGGATGGTAAAAAGACTGCTATGTTATTTGAGATTACTTTCGAAGAAGCAGAAAGAGCATTTGAAATATCTCTTCCCCGATCTCAATGGGTACAGGCATTAGAGTCCTGTCTTAAACATTTTCACGAACTTGAAATGTCAAATGAAGCAATAGATTGCTGGAAACTATTAGAAGCAGCAAAAGTCTGGTAAAAATAAAAAGTAAAGTTATGCCAATAAAAAAAGTATCAGTTACAAAGACATCACAGTATTATGTAGATGGGGAAGGTACAGTAGATAGAGATCGAATAGTTACTCTATCTCATGATTGGACTGAAAGAGACATAACCCTCTTTAAGAAACTAGCCAAACAAGGCGGTACCTGTAGACTTCAGGGGCTTAAGTATACAATCATACCAGGAGAAAAAATAACAACATCCAAAGGATGGGCGGATGCTGGAGCAGCTCCAATGCCTGGACCAGAAAATTAATAGTTATGAAAGAACAAGACTTAATTGATCTAGGATTTATAAAGAATGATGTATCAGCAGAAGAATCAGGAGATATTTCATTCTACTACTATACTTATGATATTACAGATGAGTTGTGTTTGATATCAAGTGATGATGGAGAGGCTAAAAAAGATGGATGGTCTGTAGAGATGTTTGATTACGATGGTATTAAGTTTACTAATGTAGAAGACTTAAAAACTCTTATTGATGTTATAGAAAGGAATAAGTTATGAAAAATAGGTTCGAACTAAAAGATACCCGAACATTTGGACAAAAGGTAAAATCCTTTCTTCAATCACTTTTATTTTGGAAAGGTAGAAAGAAAGGAATGATTCACACTCGTAATTTAGAGTGGGGTGATTTTCGTTATATCTTTTTTCCTAAAAAGTTAGAAAAGTTTGGGTATTTAGGAATCACATTCTACAAAGAAGATAGTCCTTACTTTAAAGCAATCTATCCATTAGTTCTTGCAATGGATTATGAAGCAAAACCAAAATGGTGTCCAAGATGGTTTCTTCGTTTTCTTCATGTCTTCGGTGATGATAAAAGTTTGGTAAGAGTTAGAAACCATAAGTTGAGTAATCTACATAGAAGATTAACCAAAGGAATTCAGTTCTGGGATTGGAAAACAAAATGGACTGATTATGACCTTCGTATTTCCATAAGTGGACCAGAACATCTACAAAATCTTGCTGATAATATAGAACGAGGGTATTATAGTAGAGGTAGACAAAAAGAGTTGGTAGAACAGATTAAAAAATTTGACCCGAGTGCAGGTATTATTTGGGGTAGTGTTAGTAGGTTAGAAGAACAACTTGAAGAACTAGAAAATAAAGAAGATGAAAGCAATACTAGAATTTCAACTCCCGGAAGATAAACAAGATTTTGATTTCGCAACTCAAGGTTCGGATTGGTGGAATGTTTGTTGGGAAATGGACCAATGGCTCAGAGGAGAAATGAAACATCCAGCTGGCGATATGAGCGATGATACTTACGAGGCATTACAAAAATGTAGAGAGAAACTAAGAGAACTGATTGACGATAGTAACCTTAATTTAGATAACGTATTATGAGTAAAGTAGAACAAAGAAAGATACTAATTGATATAATGAAAGCAGACGAAGCTTCTGGTCTATATGAAGAGTTAAATTGGAAGCTTGTTAGAGAAAGAGATGGACTTACTAAAGAATCAGAAAAGGTTCTATGGATTGAATTTAATGAAGATGGTAGATTTAAAGAGAAGTTTGATGAGGTAGCAGTAGGAAGATCTCTTCTTATGTCTCCATTCAATCAGTTCTTTACATGGCAGACTACTTCTATAACAGAGATAGTAGAGCAGAAAGAGGATTACATTAAATTCAAAACACAAAATTCAAACTACGAATTATTTAAGTTATGAAAGCATATAAAATGACAAACCGATATGGAGATAAATTTACATTTACTCCTCAAGAAGACGGAACCATATTATGGGAAGGTAATTTTGAATATTGTAGATTTGGTTGGCCTAATGACTACACAAAAGCCTTCTTTGAATATACAAGAGATACCGGAGGAGGTATTTCATTAGAACAGTTTAGAGAATTAGTTCACGCTTATGATGAGGTAAAAGAATCATATGTATTAGAAGACAATAAATATAGAGAACTTGTTACATCTAATAAAGCTATTATTAATATGGTAGATCCATCTGGCGGACCATACTTAACTTCCGGAATGGCAGTAGAAAGTATATCTAAAGAATTAACTGATATGGAAATAGAGAGATTTGAATCGGTTAAAGAGGGTTGGAAAATATATTTAAGATAGTTGTTTATTTGAATTATTCTTCTTATATTAAGGTATAATTAAAAAATGATAATAAAGGTTATGAAAAAAATTATTTTAAGTCTAAGCATTCTTTTTATAGTTAGCTGTACAAAAGATTCATTTACAGATACTGAACTTGAAAAAGTAATTGACACAGTACCTATCGCAGATAACCCATTTAGTGTAACCTATACACCCGATTATACGAAACCTTCTTACTATACCAGATTGCCATTTCCAGAAAATGTAAAAAATGGTACATATAGAGAGTTTAGCAATTGGCACCCTCCTCTAGAAGCTGTAGTTTTAGACTACGATAAAGATGGTTACTTAGACATTATAGACAATCAATCAGACTACGGGGTATTTAGAAGAAACAGTATACTATTTCTAAAAGGTAATTCTTCTGGTAAGTTAGATATTGATAGGGAGAACTCATATAAACATACTGGTCTCATTCATGGGCGGAAAGGTCTTGTAGGTGATTACAATGGAGATGGATGGCCAGATGTATTTTTTATTGGACATGGATACGATGTAGTAGACGGAAATCCAAGAGATGAATACCCCATAATGCTCCTTAATAATCAGGGGAAAGATTTTGAATATAGAGCTTTTGAATCAGTAGTTGGTTTTTTTCATACGGGTGCTAGTGGAGATATAGATAACGATGGAGATTTAGATATACTAGTAATTGACGGTACTAAAGGAGTTAGTAATTCTTATATCTTTATCAACGACGGAAGTGGTAACTTTGAAAAGAAAACTTTAGATCAATATTCGTCTATACCTAATAATCTCTATGATTCATTTTTCCAAAAATGGACTGTGGAACTAAAAGATATAGACAACAACGGGTACTTAGATATTATAATAGCTGGTGCACCGGATATGTATGATAGTACACCGCCTACTATAATGTTGAATTCTGCAAATGGATTTACCAGTAAAATTGAACTACCAAGAGAACCTGTATATAAATTAGTTGTAGATATAGACTTTTATGATTTTGATGGTGACGGGATAGATGAGTTAATACTAAACAGAACACCTTTAAATTATATATCTTATAAAGTTACTATTCATAGTTTAACTAGTGACGAGTACTTAACCACTACCTACTTCAATAACAGTGAGTATACAGGTCAGACTTCAGATAAATGGATGTATTGGATTTCTATCATTGAAAAAGATGGGGAACTATATTTAAAGGGAGACGATATGTATACTCCACATGAATGGATTTTTGAAGATGGAAAGTTTAAAAAAATAAAATAAATGATAAAAGGAGTAATTGCCGGAAACTTTGACGTAATGCATCCAGGCTACATAAAGATGTTTAAAGAAGCAGCAGCAAATTGCGACTGTTTAGTAGTCTTACTTCATACTGACCCTTCTATTGAACGCCCACATAAGCTTAAACCTATTCTATCTATAGAAGAACGTAAAGAGATGTTGTTTGAATTAAAATCAATATGTGGCATACTTACGTATACTTATGAAGAACAGCTCTTAGACTTACTAAAAATGGGGGAGTTTGATGTAAGGTTCCTTGGAGATGATTATAAAGGTAAGCCTTTTACTGGAGACTATCTAAACATTCCTATTTATTATTTGAATAGGGATCACGGGTGGTCTACTACAAAGTTTAAAAAAATGATAGCTAAAACTGTATGATAATACAGGAAAAGATTTTAACCCCTCACCTAGCTACAGAAGTTACTTCCGGAAAACGTTTAGTACTCGTATAATGTTCTTAAGACAAGAAAACTTACAAATTAAAAGTGGATTAATTTGAATCTTCTTATTAGATTACAAAACATACCTATATTTATATTAAATAAAGCTTTATAACTTATAATCATGAAAGGAACCCTTTTTTCAACAGATTTTGTTAAAGACTCTAATGGAAACTTAAGATTGCTTGAAATCAATACAGATACTGCTATTGTTTCTTCTGCAATCAAACAATTAGACTTTACAGGATTTAAACAAGTATTAGAAAGTAATTCTATTACAAAAGTAAAGACAATCCATAAACTATATCAAGAAGATATCGTAGAAGCATTAAAAGCATACTTAGATGCAAATGTACCTTCAGTAAACTCTTTTGAAAGTATAGTTGAAGATAGCAACACTATTTATCCTACATCTGTAGAAGATGCAGCAGATACCTTTATCTTAAGGTTAGCTTATGATGAAGCTGCATTATTAGATAGTGAATATGCTAAAAACACACACAATATTCTAAAACTATTCAGCGACAATGGGCAAATTAGTTCAACAGTTGGGTATTATTATGCTGGAGGCGGTAGTATAGAAGACCACCTTACAAGAGATTTTAATGCTGAAAACGTTCCTGATATTTTAGTTAAAAACTTGAACACTACTTTAGGAGAGCCGATTGAGTTCTTTAAAATAGGTCAATCAAGTAAGACAGCTGAAGATAGATTTGCTGATGTATTCGATATGTTAGATGATACTAAAATTGCTATGAACTTCTACAACGATGAAGCAGCAGCAAAAGTAGAATCTTTTAGAACATTACACATAGTATACGGAAGCGACCTAAACGTTATCGATGTAGCAGGATTTAAATCTTCAGCTATATTAGATAAACCAGCTTCTCTATCAGTAGTAGATGAAGATATAGTAACGAAAGTAGATGTAAAGCACTACCATGAATTAACTACTACATTACCTAGATTTGGAGTAGGTTCTAACTACGGAGGTATCTTTGAAGAAGAGTTTATTGTAAAAGCAGACGGTACGTTAGTACCTATTAAAGACGCTACAGTAGGAGATTCCTTTAAATCATACTTTATTTCAGGTTCACCCGATACAGACATTGAATCAGAATATCTAGCATGGACTTACCCAGGATCTGAATTACCTAGTGGTTCTTACGCTACAACTTCTACTTTAGTAAACAACTTAGAAGTAGGTTTATTCTATAATATGATCTTCCACGTAACTTTACAAGACGGAAGTGATTTTAGAGCAACAGGAAACTCTCACGTATTAGTTTACGATGTACAGGCAGACTTATTAAAGTATGTTGCAGTAAACTATCTATCATCAGATAAACATAAATTAATATCTGCAGGAAATGGATTAGTAGATATTACAGGAGTTGTTTGTGAGATATTAGATGGGGAGTATTCTTCTCATATTCTAGATATGGAAATAGCCGATACATTCTTCATCGGTGATGGACAATTAAGCGTTAAGATTGTTGCCCACAACTGCTTCCCAGCTGGTACTAAAATTACAATGGCTGATGGTTCAGTCAAAAACATTGAAGACGTTAAGGCAGGAGATAAACTATTAACTATCAACGAAAATACTTTAGAACAATCAGAAGGTAGAGTTGGAGATGTATTAGTTAAGAAAGATAGATTGTTATTCGAATTCAAATTAGAAGACGGAGGAGTAATCAAATCTACATCTCATCACAGATATTTCGTAAAAGAAAAGTCATGGTTAACTGCTCAAGATATTCAAGTAGGAGACGTATTAGTTAGATCAAACGGAGATGATGTCAAAGTAGAATCAATTGAACAGCACGAAGGTGAGTTTGAAGTATTCCATATTATTGATGTAAAAGATAACCATACTTACTACGCAGAAGATATTTTAGTTCATAACTATAAAGCTTGTTTCATCGCTGGAACAGAGATTACTTTAGCGAATGGAGATGTTAAAAATATCGAAGATGTAGCAGTAGGAGAAGAAGTTCTTACTTACAACGAAGATAAAAAAGAAACAGAAGCAGGAGTAGTAGGAGACTTGAAGAAACATGAAGTTCAATCTGTAATCAGATTAACTCTTGATAATGAGAATGTAATCGTAACAACTGAAGAACATCCTTTCTATGTAGTAGATGCAGGATGGGTAAAAGCAGGAGAATTACAACCATTAGATGTTTGTTTAAAAGAAGACGGTAAAGAATCTCTAATCTCTTCAGTAGAGGTATTAGAAGAGAAACATGAAGTATTTAACTTACTAAGCGTTTCTGAAAACCATAACTTCTTCGCTAACGGAATATTAGTTCACAATAAAAAATAAGAATCATGCCAGTAGTATATAAATCATTTGATTACCAAACAGAAGCAAGAGACAAAGCAGTAGAAGCAGCAGATGTAACTACAAAACAGCAAATGAATGACATCGTTGCAAGCTTTGTAAATTTATTTAAAGCTAAACACCTATAGTATACAGCTTTAAAATGGTTACTGAAAAAACGTTATTCTCACAACAAGATTGCGAATACATTAAATCATTTTATGATGTAGCAATTGAGAAGAACGAAAAAGGTTTCAAAATAAACTCAGACAAATACCCACAAGGTATAGCAATAAAAGACGGTTCAGCAGTATCATGGAATGAAATCCAAAACGATACTCTGGACCGTTTCTTGTTAAGTAAGCTTATAGAGTTAGAAATAACTTCACTCCCTTATCTTAAGCTAATGAAGTACGGAGTCGGAAATGAAATGAAACCTCATAGAGATTTTCAGGCATATGATACAAGTACAATCTATAGATCAACAACAATACAGCTAACCAGTCCGGAAGATTATAAAGGAGGAGAGTTATATGTAGAAGGAGTAAAAGCTAGTAATATACAAGGAACTGCAATTATGTTTAACCCCTATCAAACACATTGGGTTACAGAGATTACTGAAGGAGAAAGATGGGTTATAGTAGCTTTTTTAGAAGAGTTTCATTTTAATACTAAGAAAAGTTTATTATGATTGATCAAAAAGTATTATTTACAGCAGAAGAATGTGAGTGGTTGAAATCCGCACAATCAACTATATACCCACCAGTAGAAGATACTAAATGGTGGGAGTCACATCGTATAAATTATAGATTTAAAAATATACAAGAAAGAGAAGTATTTGAACAGTCACGTTTAGATTTTGTTGCTAGTAGAGTTAAACAATTAGGAGTGAAATCTGTTCCTACATATAAAATTATACATTACGGTAAAGGTGGATTCTTCGCCCCTCACATAGATTCAGGGAGAAACCATCCAATTAGAAGAAAAACATTATTAGTGCAGCTATCCTCTAAAGAAGATTATTCTGGAGGTGATATGTATGTTAAGGGTGTACTTTTTGAAAAGACAATAGGCAATACAATATTATTTGATTCGTCATTAACTCATGAACTAAAATTAATAGAAGGAGGAAATAGATTAGTTATGGTCACATGGTTATCTATTTATAACCTTGAGAATCCTAAAACTTTACTATGATAACAGTTAAACATAACGTACTGTCGGATAGAGAGGTAAACAAGCTACTCACTTTATGGTATGATACAAAACCTAACCATATTATAACAGACGGCTATAAGTATAATATTGAAGCAGTAGAGATTTTAGACTACATAGATAAATTAAAACTTTCGTATTCTTTTCCAAAAGAACACTATAGGGACTTTATACTACAGACAATAGATGAAACACATAGCAAAGCTCCTAATCATGACAAATATCACCGACATGAAAATGAATGGACATATGTTATGTACTTAAATGATAACTATCAAGGAGGAGAAATAGAGTTTACTAATGGAACTATCATTAAACCACAAGTAGGAGATGTTATATACTTTTCACCTGAAGAAGGACATAGAGTTAAACCCCCATATGATTTTACCGAACAGTATTTTAAACACAACGGTAAGAGTATTCTTATGAATAAAAGATGGTCACTTGTCGGATTCATGAATTCTGACATTATAAACGAGAATAAAAAAACATGCTTAATTTAATTTATACCTATTCAATCAAACTTAGCGGTAACAGTATAGAAAAATACGTTAAACTCCTAAATAAAGCATACCTACATAACAGTAAGTACCATTCTATAGTAC